TGCGCCGGTACGCAATCCCCTGGGGGTTCGTCTTGAGCCAGGCGGTCATCTCGTCCACCGTGGCGCCACGCACCGCCATGCGGGACAGCTGGTCCTGCATGATCTGGTTGTTAATCGCGTGCGCCCACGCCTCGGCGTGCTTCTCCGGGTCCTGAAGGGCCGAGATCGGCTTGGCGCCGTGATCGAAGGAGCGCTCCAGGTTGCCCTGCATGAGCTGCTTGTTCGTGGCGAACAGGTTGCCCACGGTCTCGTCCGCACTGACGAGCTTGCGCCAGTACTCGCCCGCCTTGCCGCCGAACGCGGCGGGGAAGGTGTGCCCGTCGATCTCGACGGCCTGATTGCCCTGGATCACCTTCTGCTGCTGGGCCAGGTAGTCATCCGCAGCCCGGGTCTGAAGATCGTGGTAGCGCTGAAGGAACGCCGTGCGGTCCTTGTCGGCCTGGAGCTTGGCGGCACGGCCCGGGAACACTTCCTCGCTGGCCCGCTGCGCGGCCCGCTGAACCTCACTGCGCTTGCCCTGGACGAAGGTCTCTGCGGCGGCCCGCTGCGCGGGCGTAGCGTCCGCCGACAGGCTGTTCAACCGCGCCTCAGCACGCGCCAGGCGCTGCTGCGACAGCGCGACGTCGCGCTGTCGCATCTGGGTCTCGGCCGCGATGCGGCCCTCCCACTTGCGGATGTCCGGCGCCAGAAGCGCCATCTCGCTGGCCGCGTACTCCACGCCGTTGCGGGCGTTGGCCTCGCGCGCCTCCAGTGCGGGGCGGGTCGCCCAGAGCGAGGCGTTGTGGAAGGCGTTCTTCACGCCCCGCGCAGTGCGCAGGGCCATGGCAGCGGTACCCGCTCGCGCCCACTGGGATGCGAGGTCATCGCCCAGGACGCGGGGGATGTACCCGAGGCGGAACAGGGTGGAGAACTTCCAGAGGTAGTTGGCGTAATCGGCCCACTGCTCCAGTGCATCGCGCGTGCTGCCGGTCGCGGCACGCAGCGTCTTCAGCTTGTCGCCATGGCGGGCGAGCGCCCGGCCCATCTGGTCCAGATCCTGGAAGACGTGGCCATTGACCAGGCGGGTCGCAGTGAAGGGCGTGATGTGCGTCTTGCCTGCCGTGTCGGTGAGTTCGTCCAGGTGAAGCGGCTGGCCAGCAGCGCTCATGCGCTCAGGGTCCATGGCTGCCGTATACCGCTTCATGTTGTCGATCTCGCCCTGCTTGAGACCCCTGTACTTCTCATAGATCGCCACACCGTCCTCAGGGGACAGGCCATAGCGCTGCGCCACCTTGGCCGCGCCGATGCGGCCCACGTCCTCCAGCAGATCCAGGCGCTCTGCCTCGGTGTTCGTCTTCAGGTAGTTGTTGATGATCGCCTGGCGGGTGGACTCCTTCATGTTGGGGATGCGGGCCAGGTGGCCCCGCAACTCCGCCATCGAGTCCTTGTCCAGGACGTCCAGGCGCATGTACCCGTTGGGGTGCATGTTCTTCAGGGACCGGACCATCGTCACCGGGCCGGTGAAGTAGTCGCCCGCGCCCCACAGGCGCGTGTGGACATAGCCCGTGTCGATCGGGGTCGGCGTGTAGGACGCCTTCGTGAGCAGCGGGCGGCTGGGGCGCAGCGTGACTGCTCGCCCCTGGCCGCGTACGGCAGCAGAGGTACCACCGCGTGCCGGGCCTGCGTTGTACTGGTTCTGCGCGATCGTGCGGTCCTCGGCGCGCTGGATCGACCAGCGCGAGACGTGCAGCTGATCCAGCAGGTCCACGGCACCCGGCTGCACCAGGGCGCCGGTCTCGTCGTAGGTGCCGATGATCGACTCGTACCGGGAGACCAGGTCCGCGTCGGCGTTGAGCGACGTGGTGATGCGGTTCATCTCCGCGTCCACAAGCGCCTTGGTGCCAGGCATGTTGGCGTAGCGGGTGCGCATCAGATCCAGCGCGGCCAGGCGCGTGGTGTCCGAACGCATGCGCAGACCAACTGCCGCGTTGCGGTTGGAGAGTTCCTCCACCGCACGCATATCGCCCATACCGGACCTAAGGAACAAATCCAGCTCTTCTGGGTCATTCAGCTTGGAGACGATCGCGCCGAAGCGCGGCCCCATGCCCGAGTGCTGAGCCAGCGCCGTATTGTTCAGGAGCTGGGGGTTGTCCCGGTTCGCCCAGACGCCGTCCTTGAACGCCTGCATCTTGCGTTCGCTCATCAGGACGTCGATCTGGCCCTGGGTCCAGCCGCCCTTGGGCATCTTGCGGACCGTCAGTCCCTGGCGGACCTTGCCCGCCGCTCCGAGCGCGAGCGCGGCCGGGTCCATGAAGACCACGCCCGAGAAGTCGATGGCTCCGGTGCCATATTTGTACCAACCGTTGTTGCCCCGGAGCTTCTCCACGTACTGGTTGCCGACGGCGGGCATGCCCGCCTGCTTCAGCACCTCCTGCTGCTGATCCTCGGGCAGATCCTTGAACCCGGGGGGCAGGTACGCCTCGGGGGGCTTGTAGTACAGGAGCGGGGAGTTGATCGACCTCTCCGCCTCCTCGGGGCTCATGACCAGAGCCTGCCCCCAGGAGATGTGGTTGGCCGCGCTCCAGCTGCGGCTCCACGCATTGGTGTTGAGGTAGTCGCCACCGAAGAAGTCGTTGTTGCCTCGGTTCTGCTTGCCCACCAGGGCGGCCGTGGCAATCGGCTGGCTGATGCCGTTGGAGTACAGCCACCGCAGACCCGACATGCTGTGCTCAAGGGCCAGATTCACGCCCTGGGCCGGGATGCCCCCGCCCAGGTCCACCCGGGCCGTGAACCCGGCCCGTTGATGTGCACACCCTGCTCGTCCAGCTGGACAACAGGCTTCTGGTCAAGGCCACTTGGCGCGAACGAGGTGTACTTGTTGATCTTCTCGATGCCGTTACCGATGGCGCCAAGGACGTCGTCAATTCCCACGGGCTACTCCTGTCCGGGGAACGCCATCCCCTCCGTCGGGTAGACATCCAGCCCAGCGGGGCTGTTCTGCATGTTGTACGCCAGTGTGTACCTGAAGGCGTTATCCCTCGGCCCGCTGGTCGTCATATCGAAGGCGAGTGCGGGGGTGTCGGGCATGAATTGCAGTGCAACGCCGAGATCTTCCCACCAATCCATCGCTTCTCCTACTGCATACCCTTGAGCATTCGCACCAGATTGCGCGAGGACTTCGAACTGCCAGGCTGGTTGGCCATGTGCTCCAGGACCGGCATGTAGGCGATCAGGCGCTGGAGATCATCGTCCCGATCCGGGGTGATGCCCAGGGCGTCCACACCAGCGCCAGCACCGACGGCCGCACCGTCGGTCACGGGGGTGTCGGCCTGCTCGGTCGGGGCCCCGAAGGGCGTGGCCGACTGTGCAGGCAGCCCCAGAGGCGACGCGGAGTCGCCCCCGGGGCTCGCAGCGAGCGGTGCCTGCTGCTGCATCTGCATGAGCTGGGTGGCGTCGCCGTACGACCCGCCCGTGGGAACACGGACGGGCTGCTTGGCGCCGGGCCCCCCGTCGGTGCGCTTGCTCAGCGCGCCCGGCCCCGATACGGGGGCCGGGTTGCTGGGCTGACGGTAACCACCCGAGGCCATCAGACGCTCTTGGTCCGCGAGTCGTTGCCGCCGACGCCACGGGCGCCGCCCGTGTCGGCCAGGACGGTGGTGTCCCACCCGGCGATGTCGCCCGAGGTGTCCGACGGGTTGCCCACGGCGGAACCAGTGTTGGCGAACGGACCGCGTACGGGGGAGACGTTGGAGATGCCGCATCCGCCCTTGAGGCCGTGCATGTGCTTGTTGCCGCCCTCATGCCCGGGGTCACCCGGGAATGCGACGGGAGTGACGTTGGGAGCGCCGTTCATGTCGATGCCCATGGGTTACTCCTTCCGGTTCTTCGGGTCGGAGTGCATTACGCAGTACTTCGCCCGAGGGTGGTTGCTCTTCTTGGGATTGTCGCAGTCGTCGTACTCGCACTGCTCGACAGTCTCCCCGCCCTCGGCAGGGGGGAAGTCCTCGTCGCCGTCCTCGTTGCCCTCGGGCTCCTGGGGGACCGTGGTCATCGATCCCTCCTTGAGCACCTCGGTCTTGTCCTTGATCGCGGGCTCCTTGCCGCGCGGGGCGGCGATGAGGCCCGCCCTTGCGGCCTGGGACTCGGTGAGGTCCGGGTGCGCGATACGGGCGCACCCGAGGTGGTGGGCGTTGTCCTTCTCGTGACCGCACAGCCAACAGCTCACGCGGGAACACTCCTCTTCACTGAGGCGGACAGCTGAGGCCGCCCGCTGCTAGAAAGGCCCGCGAGAAGGGACATCAGGTCGGGCTTGCCGCCCGGACCCAGCTGCGCCTGCCCCGGGGCCGTGCCTCCGGGGAGACCGGTACCCGGATTCATGCCGAACGGTACGCCAGAGCCGCCTTCGCCCCCGGCGCCCGCACCCTCGGCCCCCGAGGTGGCCGCCTGAGCAGCCGGGGTGCGGGCGGGCTCCGGGGCGAACGCCTTCAGGATCGCCTCGTGCATCGGGAGCCCCTTCTCTCGGGACTCGATGATCGAGGCGGCCTGTGCCAGTACCTGAGTCGGGTCCATGCCCTGCTGGGCCATGATGCCCGCCGACGCCAGCATGGAGAAAATCCCCTGCTTCAGGGCGTCGGTGACCTGCTCCGTGTCGATCTGGGCCTGCATCGCATTGACGTCGATGTCCATCGGCAGCTGCCGCTGGAGGAAGTCGCGCGAGATGTCCTGGTCGCCTCGGAGCTGGAGCAGGAAGATCAGGGCCTGGTTCGGGTTCATCCCGGCGGCGAAGCCGTACGAGACGTTGACCGTGTAGTCGCCCTTGATGTCCTTGAGCGGCGTGTACTTCTCGTTGAAGGGCGTGCCGTTGACCATGCCCTGGATCGACTTCTCGTGGTCGGGCCAGTACTGCTCGTCCATCTCGAAGCAGAGGGCAATGGCCTCTTCCAGGGCGCGGCCGATCTGCCGCTGGCCGGTGGCGATCTGGGTGTCGTAGCCGCCCTGAAGGGCTTCTACCCCCTTGCCCGTGATGATCGACGCGTTGACGTCTCCCGTAGCCGCCGCAGGCGTGCGGGTGCCCGCACGGATTTCCTCCTGGAGGACGGCTTCCTGCTGGAAGGCATGAACCGGCAGATCCGTGGTGATGCGACGGATCTTGTCAGGGTTGTTCGTCCGGAGGATCGCGTCATCGCCGAACGGGACCTTCTGAATGTCCGTAGGGATGGCGAGAGGTGCACGCACGTTCCGCTGGGTGCCCTGAAGTCCGAGGAGGGCCATACGAGCGCGAGCAAGATATGGGTAGATGATGTCGTCGAACTGGCCACGATCCTGGTCGTCGTACGACGGCTTGAGCGCAATGGCCACAGGGACCTTGCCAAAGGGGTTCGGCGTGGCGCTGAGGACGAGGTTGTGGCGCTCAGGGAGGTAGAGGACGTACGCGTCCTTGTCGCAGTACTTGATGCACTCCAGGAGCGAGTCCGGCTGAATCTCAGACGTCGGGCCCCACTGGCGCCCGAGAATCGCCTGGGCGTGCTGCGGGAACTTGTCGGCAAGGCGCCACGCCTCTTCTCGCCAGACCTTGGTGTAGCTGATGACCTTCCCCGCCAGGTCGAACTGGGGGTAGGACTTCATCGGGTTGTCGATCCGGATGCGCGGCGTGCCCGCCTCGAAGTCGGGCTCCACGACGAACGGCATGGAGCCGTACATCAGATACCAGTCACACCCCTGGGTCATCTTGGAGCGCAGCTCCGAGTGGTCCACGTAGTGGTGTGCGACCTTGGTCTTTTTGGCGACGTACTTGCGCTGCTTCTCCGACGTGACCACGCCGTTGGCGCAGTTGATCGCGGGAAGCGGAGCAAGGTTCTCCGCCATCTGCCGGGCGGCCACGTCGATGGCG